ATCTAAGCCAGGAAGACTATTTGCAGGATTTATCCAAGTATTGGCAACACCACGCCATGCTGCATCGTCAATCCCAGTGAATGATGTCGTGACGCCTGGTCCGCGTGTTACAACAATGAATCCACTGGTGCCCTCATAACTAGAAAGCTGAGGCGTTCCAAGGTTAATCGTTGCTCCATCTGTAGTCTCTTCGTAATTGAAGTTAGCGCTATTGGCAAAGTTATCTGCTGCGGGAGTCCAGGTTGCGGGTGCAAGGTCAAGCTGCTTAGTAGGAATCAGCGGTAATTGCGCTAGTGGCACATCGCCGGAACCGTCCAAGCTTGCCAGTCCGTTGGCAGCACCACGCAAACCAGTCAAGCTTTGTGGTGTGACCGCCCGGGTAGCGTCAGTCAACGCCAGCGTTTCTGCTGGTGTTGCCAATTCAACAATGCCTTTGGTAGTTGTAGATGCGGTAGGGAATAATCCTGGTTGCCCAGACAGATCGGGAATGCGTGCAACAGGAATTTTGCTGCTTCCATCCAAATCGCACAGACCATCAGCCGCGCCACGCAAATCGCCTAATGCGGCAGGTGTTACCGCCAGTCGATCGCTAACGTACTCTGCCACTTCAGCAGAAGTCGCAAGCTCAACAATGCCTTGGATTGCATCGGTGGCAATGGGTAGAACACCATCACCAAACACAATGGAGCCTTCTAGCGTGCCGTTAAGTAATACTTTGCCTGTCAGTTCAGTAAGTGTTGAAGACGCAAGTCGATCCGTTACAGTCAATTGTTCTACTGTTTCAGGAGCTGCAGGAAAATCTGGGTCGCCAGACAGACCACCGAGTCCAGCAATTTCAGTGTTAACTGTTTTCTGTGTGGCAAGATCAAAGATGACATTGCCTTGAACAAGCAGACCATCCTCGTTAAAACCTGTGTTATAGACCCTGCCACCGAGTAGATTGACCGCAAAGTAATCAACTTTGTTTTGGTCTGACAGCGGCTTGGTTTGGTATTTTGGCATTGCCTTGACATAGTTGCCGTAGCCGACAAATTCGTAGGCGTGACCAAAAGCACGGATCAGGCTGGGCCGGTTGAATTCCAGCGGCCAGTTTTCGCGGGCAGTAAGCTTGCCCGAAGGTGTTGCACTTCCAGCATCAGATGGATCCCATAAGCGATTGGCTTCTGTTTGCAGCTCAAGGATCCTTCCAGTTAACGTATTATTGATGTCGTTTCCGACATCTTGAGCGCTGTATCCCAAGGCACGCATCAAAAGTGCGACACCAAGAAAATCAGTGCTGCTGCGAATTTGCTGCAGAATTGGTGTATAAATTGACTGATCGATCCCAAGGTCTGTGCTGTCGGGATCGTTGGACAAGTCCGCATCAACCAGAAGAGTCGGACCAGCCGAAATCCTCAAGAACTCGACGCCACGAGCATCGGGCAGCATCGTCAAACTGGGCTCCCATTGATCAGTGGACAAGGTGGCAAATTGATTGTTGCGCTTGCTGCGGTAAACTCGATTGTTTGACGAAACCGGCGTTCCAACGCGGTAATAATTTGTTGAGTTGAACGGTGCTGCTGAGTCACCAGGGCGAATCAGCATTCGATAAGCGCTACTGCCGAAACCTTCGTCAGAGTTATTAACTTCAGAAACGATAAAAACCTCGCCAGAGTTGTTTGTTGGGTCGAGTTGATCGCTAAGAGTGCTGCGGTTACCAAGGCGGACAATGTAGTTGCCGACCGGACGGCGACTTGTTGCAGCGGTTGATGAAACGATTAAGGAGTATTGGCGCTCCTCAGGTGTTCTCGTATCAACCAAGCGGCGAATGTAAACACGAGATCCGACTAACTTGCTGTTTGCAACGGTATTAAAGTTGTTATTTGTGCCGATATTAACTGTAATTTGAGTCGGCTGGGCTGAGTCAAATGGATCGGTCGCTAAAACGGCATGGACATCAATGGCATCGTTTGGCGCTCCAGGCCCTTGATCACGCAGGCGGTTGTCAATCCAGATGTAGTCACCACCTTTCAAGGTGTAGCCGTATTGCCCAAAAACAAGATCTGGGTCAAATGCAGCTTCAAGCGTGATGACACCCGTTGAGCTGTTATACGCTGCGACCGTACCGATGCCAATGCGGCGAATATTGCTGCCGTCGGTTGCGATTCTTTGCGCGCGTTTTACCCGCAAACATTCAAAGTTGCGGTCTTGAGTAAACGCACCACCTGTCTTACCGATACCACGGAAGCCCGATGACAGCAGCGCCGTCATCCCAAAATTACTGTTTGAGTTAGTGATGGTGCATTCTCCACCGCTTGCCGTCCAATGATTAATTGCAGCGCCGATAACAAAGCAACTGACTTCTTGGATGAAAGCGTTGTTGATCAGCTTGAAGCCAAAATGCCTGTAATCAGTGGAGTAGCAACCAGTCTCGTTGTCAAAAGCACCGTTGATATGTGAACGGATGTTATTGCTATCTGCGTCGATGTATTCTTGGTAACTTGCTGGTTTTACCCAGTTCGATCCGGAGTAAATTTGCCATGCGTTCATGTCCCGCTGCAGGGACACAATGGTGAACTGAGCCACCACCATGCTCTTGAAGCCCGTAACCAACGAGCCATCCAGATAAATGCCGCACATCCCATAGTCACTACGGAGTGAGCAGTTGAAAACGTAACCTGAACTGCCTTTAGTCGAATCGGTTGCGGCGGTTACGGAGTCCGGATAGAAAGTCGTGATTTGAGTTTCGCCGGGGTTGATGATCTCAACATCTGTAGGGGTAACCCCAAACGCAACCGCGATCTTGTCATAATACGCGGCAAGTTCAGCTTCGGGGCAAAAAGCAAACGCAGACAGCAAATGGTGCGATGAGTTAACAGTGAGTGCGTCCTTAAACGTAAAGTTGAAAAAGAAGCTGCCGCCTGTAGTTTTGAAGATCGATCCACGGTCAGTCAACGGACTGCCGTCTGCTGCTGGCACTGCAGCAGGGCGGATCACGGCTTTCCTTAAATCTGCGCCGATGATAGAAACGCCACGGGGCAGAATAACGCCCAAGCTTGCCGAGTTAAAAGCGCGAAGGTCCTCTTCGCTTGGATCGTATTCGCTACCCCAAGAGCTAACACTGAGCCCTGTTGATGGGGCGTTATCGATGACCAGATCACCAGCGGCAACCTTGATCAGGATGCGATCGTAAAGATCGTTCGCCGCGCCACGCTGAATTGAAAGTCGAGCAGCCTCAATCAGCGCTCGCTGTAGGGTGCGGAAAGGCGCTGCTTCGGAGTAGCCGCAAGTTAGCTGCTGCCTGGTTAGCGGCGGCGAAGCTGAAATATCTTCAATGCCAGCAACGAAACGATCAGAGCCAATTTCTTGGTTGACGTAAAGCGTCGTCGTGGAAGACGAATCAAAATCCGCACCACCCAATCGCAGCACGTTGCGAGTAACTTCTGCGATCTGATCGCGGAAGTCCTTCTGGGTGCTGTCAACATGGTCAATAGCGCCTGCTTGACCTGGGGTGATGATTGCCATTATGCGGACGCTTTTAGTGCCATTGTAGCTATGACCCGCCTATCTTTAAAGCGATTTCGCCTGAGGTGACAAACGAGGCTGACCCTACAATAACGTTAGCGGCTCTGACGTTGACAGCAATATTGGTGACAAGCAGGTTTGTTTTGTAGTACAGCCCGCCGCGTGAAAGCTGTGAACAGCCTGTGCTTGTCTTGGTACGCATCATCCAGAATTCCGCTTCTGCTTTGGCGCCACGCTCGGTCATCATCATGAGCTGCATCAGATAGCTCGGGTCTACGGGTTGATTGTCTGTACTGCATGATGTGACGTCGCCTACCAAGAAATCGAATTTGCCGCCTCCGGTGACAATGCTTTTAACGCTTTCACCAAATTTTTCGCCGACTTGAGTTGTATCAATAGCACTGGAGTCAAGTTCTAATGACCACTCCTGCAGTTGGCAAAGCAAAACCCAAGGAAAGCCATTCACCCATCGACGTGGAGTAAGGTCGGCATCATCGTACTCAGTCGTACCAGCAACGGGCGATGCGTACTCTGGCGCGAAACCGCAGATGCTTTCTAGTGTGGCCTCGTCTCGCGCATCGCTGAATCGATATTGACCTACGGCCGCCACGCATTCTGCTAATGCATTGTTGTATTCCTCTGTTCCAGCTGGGGCCAACAGCATGGATTTGAAGTCATACTGTGCCAAATCAATCCGGCGGTTGGGGTCGCCATTAACTGCAGCGCAATAATCGTTGTACAGACTGAGGCGATTTAGCTGATCTCTGTAAATAAAGTATGTACCGCTTTGCGTCCCAGCGCCGCAGTAAAAGTTGTCAAGTTCGCCGGCTTTCTTGTAGAAGTAATCCGAGCTGTCAGTAATGTGCGCTCGATTTGGGCCGACGTCCCAGTAGCCGCCCCAATACATCGCTACTCCAAGTGAGCATTGCCCTGCAAACGGCAAACCTTGCTCTGCGTAAAGATAAACCTCGTCTCCCGACCAGTAATCCTGGATATTTAAGACAAAGACATCAATATCGCCGCGAAGCGTAGATGCACTAATGACAATTGGGTCAGGGGCTTCTCGTCTTAAACGAACAATGCCCTCACTGCCAAGAACTGCCATAGCATCAGAAGCCGCCAACCAGTGGGCCGGAAATCTGGAAATTCACGGTGCAGGCTGTAACGCTGTTGACCTGAACGCTCGCAGATGCGCTGGTCAAAACTGCAGAAGCACTGATTTGATTTCCCGATCCAGAGTCAAGCACAAACTCAACATTGCTCAATGGTTCGGCGGCGTTATCAAACAAATCGTTGAACAGCGCTGTTGCGCTGGCCTGCTCTGGATCGTACATAATGTCCGCGCTGCCAGTCACACCACGAAGCCCGGAGACGTAGGTGCGATCGTATACGCCCAATTGAGTAGTCTCTAGCGCGTCCTTGTTGATGTTCAGAGACCATGAACGAACACGAGCAACGACCGCGCCACGCCATTTCAATTGCCCGTTGCTGCCGGTGCGGACTGCCATGGCTCCCTACGTTTTGGCCCCATTCTAACCGTCTAGCGTGCCAAGCAAACTGACGCGCACTCTTGATTGATACGGGAATAGTGATTCCACTTGTGGAGTGCTGTCCCAGCGCCAAGTTACATGGTCCGGGATTTGATTTCGCACATCGCTGCTCATCCCATCAAATACCGTGCTGGGGAGCGTCAATCCGTATGCGCTGCCTTTCGCCTGGTCGTAGCAGCTCAAAACACTGGCTAGGTCGGCATCGCTAAGGATGAACTCTAGGTTCAGCGAGACGTTGTACGCCTTGCTGCCGTACAGCCTGGTCGTACCAGCGCCGCTAATGCTGTTGAACCGTTTTGTTGGGAATTCGCCAGCGGTGTAGTTCCGGCTTGTTGGTGCGAGGCTAGGAAAATTTACAATCATGTTCCGATCAAACCGTCAAGGAACCAGTTGTTGTCGTCATCAAAACCATCGACGACACGGCTAACACCCGTGTTGTTGACCGGGAAATGCACGGCTTCAACCTCTATGTTACCGTCCTCATCAAATGACAAGGACTGGGTTTTGTAGGTCTGTGTATTGGTCTGACCACTGCGAAGGCAGAAAACGGCATTGCTGTAGCTTGACTTGCCGCCGCTGACGGTCAAGGTGGTTTCGCTGATTGTGGGGTTGATGCCATCCCACAGCAGAACGCTGTAACTGCCGTCGTCAAGAGGCGGCCATGCTGTTACCGTGCCATCGCTTGCAATGGCGCCATTTTGTGGCTGCTCAAATACGGTGGTTTCAAGCCCGAGCTTGAAGACGGATCCGATATCCAGCGACGCTTCAGATGGGACAGTTTTGAATCGAATGGTATGGGTTGAGTAACGCCGGAATCGGCATTCCCATTTTGCGCGATCAATCGCATGACGTTCGCTGGTGCAAAAGTCAGACATGTCAATACGCTCCAATGGAGCCAGCCTGTCAACGTCGGCTTCTCGCACGATGATTTCGCGTACCGATGGGAACAGGCCATTGCCGGAAATATCGGACGCTTCGCGTTCTTCGCGCCAACGAACAGAAATGCGCGGCGGGATGCGATCAGATGGGTCGATGTAATTCAGCTGGAACGTATCCTCAATGATGTTGCCAGCAGTGAATAGTCCTGTGATAACTTCTGGTCCTTCAAAATTTGCAACTGGCTGTAGTGCAAATTTGCCATTTCGGATTACAAGATCCAGTAAAAAATCTTGAGCGCGTTCTGCACCCCAAGTACGGAGGTTAAGCTTTTCGACAATGGCGCCGTCAAAAAAGTATCGCCTGTTGTAGTTCCAAGTTTTAGCGGAATCAAAGCTGGCCTTATCAATCTGGCGCGGACTCATGATCGAACCAGTGCCATACCTTGGGCTTGTGAATAGGTCGTAAAGCACATCTGGGAATGCGCTTGTGCTCCTTAGTCCTTTGTTGACGTAAACACTAAATTGATTAAGCTGATTAAGCTCTCGACTGCTGCGAATATTCAATCCCGCAATTGCAAGAAAATCATAGCCAGGAACATCAGGGTTTGGCGCGATGTTATTGACGTAAACAACTTCGTGTTCGGCTTGGGTTGCGCTAGTAGTAATTTCGTTGTAGACAAAAGCCTCGGCAAGTTTTGCCCATGAATCTCCGTAAAAATCTTCATCATCAAATGGAGATCCGAGGTTGCCGTTGCGAGGTCTTAACAACTGAATCCCAAAATTATCCCGATTGCGTTCAATGATTTCGCCAGAAAAC